GTGAATCGATGGCCGTCTCAGAAAAAAATCCTGGTGGCTCGGCGTTGACCTGCTCAAATGCTGCGTGGGTCGACGCTGAGTGGTGCGCGTTCGGTGCGGGGCTTGCGGTTGCGTTCTTGGTTGCAGCACCTTGGTCTGCCCGTTGTTGGGCTGATGCAGGTGGGGCAGGGGTAGTTGCTGCCGTGTGCTGGGCGGATGTTGTTGGGGTCGTAGGGGTCTCCGCCGTCGGCGAGTCTGACGAGGTGGTCGCCTTCGTATGCGTCTGGGTGGCCGCACCACCAGCAGTCGGTTCCCCAGATTCGGAACGCTTGCGCTTTGGCGTTGCGCCAGCGTGTGCCTCGTCTGCCCACGTTGGCGGGGTCTGGTGGTGCGCGCATGGTGTCCCTGGATGCGACGAAGCCCTCACCACGGGGGCAGTGAGGGCTTCGGGTCGTGTGTGGGCAGCGTGCATGGCTGCTCTCAGCCCGGAATAGTACGGTCCGTGATCAAGGGCGTCAACTGCGGTCGCGCTAAGTTACGGCGGTCATGCTGCGGCCCTTTCGCGGTTGCGTCGTGGGATGGCGGCGAGCAGCGTCACGACGTCGCCGAATCGGTAGCTGGGCTCTCCCTGGATTTGGCCGTGCGGGGCCAGCTTGGTAATGCGTGCGGTGAGCAGCTTGCGGATGGCGTCTTGCGTACGGTCGCCGTCGAGGTAGGCGGCTAGCCGGGCCGCTTCGGGCAGGGTGACGAGCCGGTCGCCGAGGTGCTTGCGCAGGATTTCACGGGATTCCTCGACGTTCCACCGCAGCTTGCAGGTCGGCGCGGGGCATCGGACGTACGCGTCGCCTCGCTCGGCGTAGAGCACCTTGCCGCAGTCGCACATGCCGACGAGGTCTTTGTCGGGTGGCCGGTCGACGAGCCTGGCGAGCTGTTCGCACGCCTGGTGCAGGTCTACGAACGCCTCTCGGGCGGCGGGGTGCTTGCGCAGCCAGCTGGTCTGCCGTGACAGCCACGCGGCGGCCAGGGCGATGGGTGGCGGTGGGCTGCGCCGGCGGATGGCCCCGCAGCTGTCGTGCGGGCACGCGGTGCCGGTGGGTGGGCAGAGCGGCCCGGTGAGCACCCGCCACCGTGGGCGGCGTCCGCTCTCCTCGGTAACGATTCGGGCCCATCCGCAGATTGCGGTCTCTATCGGACCGAGTTTGGCTGCGGCGGTGAGGTCGACGGGCAGGGGTTCGTCGGAACCGGCCCGGGAACCGGCCCCGTAGCGCGTCTGGCGGCTCAGGACGGCCTCCGCGTCCTCCGCGTGCCCGGCGGCGGCCAAGAGCGCTACGGCCAGATCACGGGCTTCGGAGGCGCACACGAATCCGTCGGCTACGGCCGCCCCGCAGCGGACGCACGCGGTCACGCGGTCACCTCGGGTTGCTCGCCGCGTCCCATGTCCCATGCGAAGCCGGGGCGGCTGTAGTTGCGCTCTGCCTGGAATCCGAACGCCGGTCCGGGCGGCTGCTCGGCGGGCCGGGTGTCGTCCCAGAGTTTCTGGGCTTTCTCGATGACGTAGGCCAGGTCGCCGCCGTCGTGGTCGACGGTGATGGCGTGGTCGCCGCGGTTGATGTGGACGCGGCTCATGGGCACACCTCCGCGTGTTCCCCGGCGCGCTGCACCAGCTCGGCGAGGGTGAGCGGGCGGTCGATGTGAACCGCCCACTTGCCGCAGCGGTCGCAGTGGAGGCTGATGTCGGCGGGGCCGCCGGACAGGGCGAAGACGCCGACCTCGAACCGCTCCATGTTCTCGCGCTCCATCACGCCATCACCTCGCCGTAGCACCTGGTGCCGTCCACGATGTGCACGATGATCCCGACCGCGAGGTTGTACTCGACGATCCGGCTGTGGCTGCACTGGCCGGCGGCCATCGGGTGCACGTAGGAAGCCCTCGTGACTTCGATCTCCGGGGCGGGCTCGCTGGCGTTGAGTAGCGCGCAGATCCGCTCGGCGAGGGCCTGGTCTCCGTTAACGACGACGGCGACGAGTTGGGCGTCGGCCCGTTTGCCGTTGGCGTCGGGTGGTTGGGTGCCTTCGCGGACGATGGTGACGCGCCAGTGGTGGCCGGTGCGGTACTCGGTCACGCGCCCTCCCGGGTTGTATTCGTCGAGCCAGCGCTCGGATTCGGCGCAGTCGTAGTGCGGCAGGATCTTGCCGTGCTCCTGGCACTTCATTGGTAGCGAACCTCCTGGCAGCGGCGGCAGGCGTAGCGCCAGAGGCGGCGGTGTCGCCAGCAGATGCGGATCACGCGTCCTCCCTCGGAATCAGCGCCACGTCGCACCCGAGGGCGTCGGCGAGCCGGATCAGCGTGCCGAGGTGTGGGACTTTGCGCCCCTTCTCCCAGTTGCAGATCTGCGCCCGGTCGAATCCGGCCTGCGCGGCGATGGTGAGCTGGCTGACGCGCCTCGCGTGGCGCAGGTCGGCAAGAGCGGGACCGGCGTGCTGAATGTGGGTTATGCGGATCATGCGGTCCTCCGGGCGTGCAGGTCGATGACGGGGGCCATGCGGTCGTCGGCGAGGCAGGCGGTGCACTGGTTGGACTCGGGGCCGACGGTCAGGCCGTGGCGGCAGCGCGGTCGTCCGGGAGGCGGCGGGTTCGGCTCGGGCGGGCCGGGCGGTCGCGCCTCGCGGCGGCAGAGGGCGCACGACGGGAGTCCGTCGGGGCGTAGCGCGGCGCTCAGGCCGTGGGGGCACTTCTTGGGTCGCGTCGAAGGGGAATCGGGTTCTGTCGGCTCGGCCTCGCGTGCACGCGCAACGGTGACGTCCGTACGAAGATCAACTGATTCCTCCTCTCCTCGCTCCTCTGGTAACTCCTCTTGGTTCCTTGGGGTGGTCTCTGAGACCACCCTTTCGGCACCGCTGGGACCATCCATTGGATGGTCCGTAGAGCCATCCACTGGGTGGTCTTTAAGACCACCCACTCCCTTGGAATTCGATCGGTCCTTGACGATCAATCGGGTGCGGCTAAGGGTCAGTCGGTAGACCGCGTTCTGACCCGCCCAGCCGGTCACCAGATGCTCGATGGCGCCCAGCTCGGTCAGCTCGGCGACGGCCTTGGCGACGGCGCGGTTCCGGGTGCGAGCGCTGCCCTTCTCGCTGCGAAGGCTCATCGCGAGAAGCTCCCGGCCGCCCCGGTAGATGCATGCGGGCTGTCCGTTCTGCGGCTTGTCGAGGGCCGTGACGGCCATGCGGACGAGGATGCGGAAGGCGCGGTCGCTGACGTCTGTCCAGCGTGCGAGGACTTCGGCGACGAGATGGGCGCCCATTCAGGCATCACCACCGCGTTGGGTGGTGGCGGGCGACACGGGGCGGTGGGCGTTCCGCGCAGAGTGATGGCGTGGGAACATTGGGCCAGGGCCCTTTCCTGTTGTGAGACAGAGGATGAGGGCTCTAGGCCGATTCGGTGTTGGTAGCACCGGGTCGGCCGCCCTGTTTGTGAGCCTCAATTCTTTCAGGCCGCACGGCGCTCTGACCTGCGACGCGCCCGCCTGCTCTGTCAAATAGATCACTTCATGCCTCGCCGCTTACTCGCCCATTCAGGAATGGCTATTTCCGGCCCTGCGGTTCTGCCCGAGATGCCGCTAATGGGCATCCCGGGCTGCGTATTCCACTGCATTCCTCGATCAGTTCCGGCCGGGTGTCAGGCGGCTCCCCTCATCGCGTTCTCGCTCGCAGTGGCCCTGACTCCCCGGCATCGCCAACCACGCAGCCGGGCGGCACCAGCTCGTACTCGTCGGGCGTCACCGGCACCCGCAGATGTCCGACCAGCGCGGCCGGGTTCCACAGCCACCACTCGCGCGCCGGATCGCCCACACCGCGCAGCAACTTGACCGCTTCGGCCTCGGCCTGCCCCGGGGCGTCGCGTTTGGACGTGCGGTCCTTCGACCACACGGAGACGGAGGCGTGCCAGACCGGCAGCCCATCGTTGAGGCGCGCTCAACGGTCCACCGCCAGGATCGACAGGAGTAGGAACCCGCGCGCGTGCGCCCGGACGTCGGTGTACGGCGCGGTGCTGTCGTCGGGGCTGCTGAGCGGGTTGGCCAGCGCGTACGCGCGCCGCTGCGCGAGGTTCACCCGTCGCCCCTCTCGCCTGCTGCGCGCTCTTGTGCGTCTCTTTCGGACATCACGGGCACCGTGTGGTGGGCGTCGCCCGGCGCGCCCATGCAGTGGCAGGTGGAGCACGCCCCACGGCCGTTCTGGTCCGGCGGCACGTCCGGGTCGGGCGTGAACAGGTGCGGGCGCCCATGGGGCTTGAGGCGGGTCACCGCGCACCCCGGCAGGTCAGGTGAGCCCGCAGGTGCGTGAACCGCTCGCCATGCGGCAGCTCGTCCGGTGGCCGCCCGCAGCACAGCGTCGCCTCGGCCCAGTCGGGCATGAGGTGGGTTCGCGCGTCCGGCTTCCATTGCGGCCTTGGCCCGACGACGTAGTAGTTCCGCTCGACGATGGCGAGCGCGGCGGCTAGGCCCGCGCGGTCGCGGGCTCCGGTCTCGACGTACTCGCCCGCGCTCTCGTTGATGATCCGGTTCTCGCGATCCCAAGCGGCTAGGAACGCGGCCAGCATCTCGTCGGTCGGCTCGATCACCGGGCACCGTCCAGCACGGCCCGACCCGCGTCGGTGATCGCGTACGTCCCGTTGTCCGCGCCCATCACCACCCAGCCGGCGCCCACCAGCTCGCGCACCTTGGCGTCGCAGCGCTGGTTGATGCCGCCGTCGGCGTGGCGTACGACGATGCCGTGCGCGAGGCGGACACGGCCGTACGCGACGGCGCGCAGGAGGTCCCGGCGGGTCCTGGTCAGGTAGAGGTCGGTCACGACAGCGCCGCCCTTCGCTCCCGCTCCGACCGCGACAGGCGGCACCCACCCGCGCAGACCACCACGAACGGCCACAGAATTTCCCAGCGCGGGCGGCCCAGCCGGTCCTCAAGCACGACCCCACACCGGTCGCACAGGAAGCCGAAGAACGGGCGAATGCCGAGCTTGGCGGCCGTCAGTAGCTCAGCCATCGACCCCTCCGGCCTTTCGTCGGGGCAGCGGGGCCGGGCCGGGGATGACCGGCACCGGCGGGCGGACGGCGGGCAGGCCGTGGCGGACCGCGTTCCGCTGGTCGAGGGCCTTGTTGATCAGCGGCCAGCAGCGCGGTCGCTGGGCGGCCATCGAGGTGAGGAGCTGGTCGAGCGCGTCGACGACCATCGCGACGGCCTGGGCGTGGGTGAGGCTGGCCGCGGCGCGTTCGGCGGCGGACGGCTCGTGCGGGATGTTGCGGTTGAGGCCGAACATCAGCGGCTCACCGCCTCGGCGGACTCGCCCAGCTCGAACGCCAGGTCCGGGCGACACGCCCCGTCCCGCTCGTGCACCACAGCCGCCACGGCATCGACGTCCAGCGACGGCCACACCTCGCGGCGCAGCAGCTTGGCCGCCTTGCGCGGCTGAATGAGCACCCGCTCGTAGTCGAGCACCAACACCGGGCCGCGCCTACGCAGGGCGGCGAGAGCCCGTGGCCGGTCAGCGGCGTACGAGGCCGTGAGACGCTCGATCGCGTCAGGCGCGTACTCCTCGGACTCGCCGAGCAAGGGCGCCATCAGCTTCAGCGTCGACAGGGCCTGCTGAACGGGGTTGCGGTCGAGCCAGACGAACCGCCATGCGGGGGCGCCGGGCAGGCCGAAGTGGAGCACCGAATCCAGCAGCTTCACGGCGCGGCCGACGAGCGGCACCCGCCAGGCATCCCGGATGTTGCCCAGCTCGTACGAGCGTTCGGCCGATCCGTCAGCCGGGGTGAGCCCTCCGGCGTCGAGCATGGCCATGGCCATGGTGGAGCCGCAGCGGCCGAAGCCGCAGACCCCGACGGCGTAGTCAGCCACGGCTCACCGCCCGCTGCTTGCGGCTACCGTGCGGCCTGCCGGCCTCCTCGCGGACCTCCCCGTCCGGACCGATGCCGGACAGAGCGAGGCACGCTTCGCCGATCTCGGCCGCGCAGACGGGGCACTTCCGGTAGCGGGACCAGTCGGTCATGACGGCACCGCCTCGATGACGCAGAACGCGTCCACGTCGCCCTCCCAGCGGAAGCCGCTGGCCGAGCCGGTCGCCGGGTCCGTGTCGGGGTCGTCGCCGTCGATGGTGACGCACACCTCGTCACGGCCGCGGCCGTGCAGTACGTGCTTGATCAGCTCCCACAGGAGCGCGTAGGCGTTCACGACCACCCCTTCGCCGACACGGACTGGGCGTGCTCGACGCGCGGACGGCCACAGGTCAGGTACGCGCACGCCCGGTCCCCGATGTCCTTGGGGCCACGGCCGTGACCAGGCGGCCTCCACACGTGGTCCCGAATTACGGCCATCGACTCGACGGTCTCGCCGAACGCGGCGGCCAGCGCCTCGGCCTCGTCGGGGCTGGGATCCTGGCCGCACTCGATCTGGGTGACTCGGGTCGCCTTGAGCCCGGACCGGGCGGCCAGCTCGTCGACGGACCAGCCGCGCTGGACGCGCAGGTCGATCGCGCGGTGGGCGACCGCTGCGTAGTCGGCGGTCACTGCTCGCCACCAGCCGCACGCCGCTCCGCCACGACCCGCTGATACAGCTTCCCGAGCGCCTCGTCGTCGCCTACCTCATTGAGGACGATCACGCCCGCGATCCGGTGCTGGGCCAGCTCCCCGTAGATCTGCCGCAACCGGGCCAGCGACGTGCGCGGGTCCGTGATCTCGTCCCGGTATGCGTTCGGGTCGGCCGTCACCGGCTCCTCGCGGCGCATGTCGACGACGTCCGGATCCATCTTCGGGTCATCGGTGGGGATCGTCAGCGCGACGATCAGCATGTTCCGGTAGGCCGTCGTCAGCGCCTTCGCCAGCCCACGCTCCCCGACGTCGAGGCCCTCGCCAGCCGACGCGACGTGCTTGGTGTCGCCCATCGGCCCCGTGATCTCGTAGCTCACCTTCACCAGCGACTCGGTCATCCGGCCGCCCGAGCGGGTCAGCTCGATCCCGATCGGTAGGACCGTCACGCCGTGCCGGCGCAGTGCCGGGCCGACCGCGTTCAGCACCTGGTCGATGCCGCGGAAGTTGAACCGGTAGCCGCCCTTCTCGGTTTTGATGTCGGCGACCTTGTCCTTGCGGACCGCCTTGACGTCGCGCATCACCCGGATCCACGCGATGTGCACGGGCACCTGGTCGACGTCGAGAATCGGGTCGGTGTACTCGATGTCCGGCAGCGGCTCTGGCGCGATCGTGGCCCGATGTTCCTCGAGCGCGTCCGCCCTCCGGCTCGCCGTCGCGGCGCTGGCCGCGTCCTCTCTCAATCCCACGGTCAGGACTCCTTGGCCATGTTGCGGAACGTCGTCGACACGGTCAGCCGCACCGATCTGGACTCGGACACGCACGCCGCATAGGCGTCCGGGAACTGCTCCTTGAGCCGCTCGTAGTCGCAGGTCGAGCTGGTAGTCGGGGTGTACCGGTAGGCCAGCTCACCGGCGAACGTCACCAGCTCCTTGCCTGCCGCGAGCCGGCGCAGCGTCGCTGCGGACTCCTTCAGCGCCTTCTCGGCCGCGGACTTCGCGGCGGACCGCTGGGCGTACTCGAGGACCGCGTCGATGTCGGCGAGGCTCAGCTCACCTGACCGGTCGGGGTGCATCAGCGAGTCCATGTCGATGAGCCGCTGGGCCTTCGACAGGTCCCAGTCCGGCTCGACGCCGGGGACCAGATGCTGGTCGCGAAACGTCCGGACCCCACCGACGACGTGTTGCTCAAGCTGCTCGTCACGGAAGACGGTGGTCAGCTTCAGCTCGTTGCCGCCGAGCAGCACGGCCACGTGAACGTGGTCGTAGCCGGTCACGTACATCTGCCACACGGCCTGGGCGAGCACGTCGTCGGGGACGTCGGCGTGCCACCGGTGAGCCTTGAATGCGCTGCGGCACTTCACCTCGAGGGCGCACCGGGTTCGGACCGCACGGTCCATGGGGCACTCGAGGACCTGCCGGTCCAGGGTGGTCAGCGCCCACGGCTCATCGACGCGGGCGACCAGGCCGACGCGTTGGATGACGGACCGCTGCCGGCGCGCCCATTCCCGCGCGACCGGCTCCTCGAGGAGGGTGCCCCACAGGGCCGCTTCTCCGGCGTCGTCGACCAGGTCGCCGCGCTTGTCGTGGTAGACGTGCGCGGCGGTGGTGTAGTCGGAGACGCCGAGGATGGCGGGAACGTCGGACGCCCCGATGCCTGCCCGACGGGCGGCAAGCCAGCTGTCGCGGTCGGCGTCGGCGGGGAGGACGCGGGTGGCGGTGGGGGTGACGCGGCGGGTGGGGGCGGCCTGCTCAGGCATCGGCCACCTCCGCGAGCAGGACCTGCTCGCGCGCCGCGACCCGGCGGCACTCGTCGACCATGCGCACGTAGCCGTCGGTCCGAACGCCAGTGATCCGCTCCACGAGCAGCAGCAGGGTCGTAGCCAGCTCATCGTGGGAGGCGAACCCTTCGGCCTGGACGTTGATGTCGAAGCCGTCTCCGTCGGCGCGCGGCGGGCAGTCGATGACGATGTGCGGGTGCTCGGCCATCACGCACCCGCCTTGCGCCGGGCGGCGTACTCCGCGTCGACCAGCGCCCGCATCCGGTCGCCGACCGCAGACCGGTACCGGCCCTCCGCGCGGCAGGCCAGGTGCACCAGCTGGTCCGGGCCCGCCTCGCGCAGCTCGACCGCGAACCGGGCCAGCACCGCGTCAACGAGGGCGTCGGTGACGACCGGGGTGTACGGCATGCAGCGGGCAACGTTCCGCGCCATGCGGCGGCGTGCGGCCCGCTCGGTGTGGGCGGTGCCGGTGGCGAGCAGGGGGCCGGCCATGCCGTCGTAGATGGACCAGCGCCAGGCGAGCGGGCCCGTGCGGCGGTAGCGCTGGTCGGGGTAGTTGCGGAAGGCGATCGGCTCAGGGCGCTTCACCGCGCACCTCCGACCGGAACGATGACCAGCTGGATCTTCAGGGCGAGCCGCCCGCGGTGACGGGCGACGTAGTCCTTCGGCCGCGGTCGGGGGTGCGGGCGGGCGTACAGAGCGGAGGTCCGGGGACGCTCGGCCAGGGCGGGGCGGAAGACGTAGCGGTACTGGCTCAGGTCGCGGCAGACCTCGCGGTCCGTTAGAGAGCTCGTCATGGGTATGTCCTTCGTGCGTGAGTGAGCTGCGGGTGAGGCCCGGGGCGCGGATCCCGACGCGCCCCGGGCAGGCGGGTCAGGTGCGGGCGGCGTGCTTACGGATCGAGCGGAGGTAGCCGACCGTCGTGGCCGCGATCAGCACCTGGCACTCACCGCACACCCCGATGACCAGGTGCGCGCTGCGGTCGGGGCGTCCGATCGCGACGTCGTACTCGACCGGGCCCGGGCAGTCGACGGCGTCGCTGTGGAACGGCTCGTTGTCGACCAGGGCGACGAACTCGGCCAGCAGGACGGCCTCGCAGGCGGCCATCACGACGTCACCGCCTGGGGCTTGGTGCGGTACTCGACCCGCGTGATCGTGTGCGGGTAGAGACGGGTCAGCGGCAGCTCGGTGTCCGGCGTGGCGCTGGCGGAGTAGCTGTCCCAGGGGAAGTCGTTCTCCTGGTACTCGGTAAGGCCGAGCCCGTAGCTCAGGCCCCACGTCGCGCCCTCGTGATCCCGTACGACCAGCCAGTAGCGCTGGTGCCAGCGTGACTGCCGCTCGTCGTGCTCCTGCGCGTCGCCGACGAGCGTCCAGCCGTCGATGGTGTCGCCGTCCGCACCCTCGCCATCGCAATACAGCTCTTCAGCGGCAGCGGCCCTGATCGTGGCCATCAGAGGGCCTCGCACGCGGTGTCGGTCGCGTCGATGCACTCGTGCTCGGTCCACCGCGGGATCCACTCGTCGGCCCTCGGTGTGCCGGGGATGTACTCGAAGGACCAGTTACGGCCGAAGCGGCTGGCGAGCATCGCGGTGCGGCACGCCTCGGCGTCCGGGCCGACGACGGTCACGTACTTGTCGATCAGGGGTTCGCCGGTGGCGGGGTCCCTGTGGCCGTGACCGAAGGAGAAGTACCGGACGACCGGCTCGCTCGGCGTCTCCTCGACCGGCGCGCCGCTGTCGTCGACAACCGCGCCGACGTGCAGCCCGCGGGCGGGCGAGACGGGCGTCGGGTCGTCGGCGTCGCGCTGGTAGAGCAGGCCGGTCGGGTCGTCGACGTCCGCAGCCGGGCGGCCGTCGCGGTGCCAGGCGATCAGGTCCCACTCGAACGAGCCGAAGCGAATGGGCGCGGCCGTGCGGTCATCGAGGCTCTCGTCGAGCTTCTGGCCGCACAGGTCCGCCCACCGCCGCACCTCAGCGATGGCGTCCGCGCCGTGCAGATTGATCTGGAAGCGCGGATACGAATCCATGGGCGCGTCCGGATGGGCGCGCATCCACGCGATCCACGACTCGATGTCCACGAGCTTCTGCTCACGCTCGGCCAGCTCGCGGGCCCTGGCGAGCTGGCCGGCGGTTACCAGCTTCACCAGCTCCTCGGGGTGCGGCCGGTCGGTCTGCGGCTCCGGGTAGCCCGTTTCGAGGAAGGTGATCAGCACGCGGTCGTTGCCGACGGAGTTCGTGTACGGGTACACGGACACGATCTCGGCGTGGCCGAGGGCGTGGGACCCGGGGTAGTTGGTGATCCAGTCGCCGGGCTTCAGCTCGTCGACGCGCTTGGTCTGGCAGTCGGTTACCGTGGTGGTCACGGATTCGTCCTTTCGGTTGGATGAGTGATCCGTTCGGCGGGCCGCCCGGGCATGGGCAGGCCCGCCTCGTGCGTCAGGGCTGGGAGTTGTGGCGGGTCAGCAGCGCCCGCACGCCGTCCTCGGGAAAGCGGCGGGTGCCGCCGGGGGTGCGGAGGCTCGGCAGCTGTCCGGCATTCGCCAGGCGCTGCACCGTCTTCGCGCAGACGAACAGCAGCGCGGCCACCTCGCCGGGCTTGAGCAGCTTCGGCGGCGGCCCGGGCGGCGAGCCGGGGAACGTCGGCGGGTAGCCCTCGGTGCTCATGCGCGGCCGTCCCGGATCCGGGCCACCGCGGCGCGCATGTCGAAGTCCGGCGGGCGGGGCAGAGAGAAGCTGTCGCCTGCGCCGGGGCCCACATCCCCGGCGCTTTCGCTCACCGTTGCAGCGGCGGCAGGGCCGGGCGTCGGCCCCTCACCCGCGGGGGGCCACGGGTGGTTCTGGCCCGGCCCACCAGTCGAAGCGACTAAGGAGTCCTGGTGGGCCGGGGGCTGGAGGTCGGGGTGGATGTCGGCCAGGTGGCCGAGCACCCCGAGCGCGGTGTCGACCGCCGCGCGGACGATCTTCAGGTGGCCCTCGGCGATCGCCACAGACAGCGGGTCAGCTGGGCCGTAGCTGCGGTGGAGGACGGCCTGCATCTGGCGGCCGTAGTTCTCGGCGTCACGAATGACCTGGCGGAGCAGGATGGCGTCGGCCTGGTCGAGGAGCTGGTCGGCGGGGATCGGGTCGGTCACCGGGCACCGACCGGATCAACCTTGAGGATCGCGTCCACAACCTCGACGGGGATCCGGTAGTAGCCGCCCGGCAGTTTGACGGAGGCGATCTTCTCCTCGCGGCACCACCGCTGCACGGTGTCCTTGCTGATGGTCATGCCGGCCTTGGTGAGCCGGTCGGCCGCCTCACGTGCCGTGAGAAACAGGTCTTCCTGTGTCATGCACAGAACGCTAGGTTCCCCATGCGAGTCATGTCAAGCTGTGCAATGCACATGCCACCGAACGGCTGACCTGCTGATTTACAGAGTTCGATACATTCTTCTCGTGCATGTCATGTGAAGGCATGTATCGTGAGTGCATGACGACACCACCGGAGCAGTCCGGCTGGACCGCCGACGACTCCACCTTCGGGGCACGCCTCGCGCTGGTCCGGCAGCGCATGGGGCCTCGGGGTTCGCGAGGGGACTTACTCTCACGCCGTCGTGGGAGCGTGAACATCGTCCGTATCGGACTTGACCTTTCATGACGCATGCCACTCGCGTCACGATCAGTCACACCAGCATCAACCGTTCGTTCATTCCCCTTAACCTTGCGTTGCCCCGGCGTTTCGAAGCGCGCAAGATTCGCGCCACAGCAAAAGTCCCCGCGCGAAGCATCTCCAGAGCTCGCGCCGCCGTCACCCGTTCGGGATCAATCTCCGTCGAGGCGACACCTCGGAACAGTCGCGTTTCCCGGCGGGAAGTAAATCGCCCACGGGGGACGCCGGTGACTTATCCACCCAGGCGCGCGTCGTACCGGCGCCGCTGGTAGTCCCGCCACCGCCTGGCCTCGTCGAGCCGCTGCTGCGCCCACTGGATGCGCTGCCCGTCGCAGGGGTATTCCGCCGCGCCGCACACGCACCGCGTCCGCCTGGGCGCCCACCAGATCCGCTTCGGTCGGTGGTCGATCCATCCGGTCATCGCTCTCGCCCAACTCCCCCGTGACAGGAGTCCCCGGCAGAGAGTCGGGGGGACGACGACGGAGGTGGGAACGGAGTCTCGCGAACCCCGAGCCGCTCCGCCGCCGCCGGTCCGGACATTACGCCGCGACATGTCACTGCGACACATGGTTGGGCATTTTGCTCAGCGTCAGGTACAGGATGCCTAGCGTTCGCGGCATGGCTGACCGGCGGACACTTCCCCGGCTCATGGGGCAGCAGGAGATCCGCCACCGGCTGGGCTACTCCCGCCAGCACACGGCGAACTTGATCGGCATGAAGGGCTTCCCCGATCCGGCGTACGAGCTGGCGATGGGGCGGATCTGGCTGGCCGACGACGTCGAGGAATGGATCCGTACGCACCGGCCCGAGCTGGCCGAGGACGTCGAGGGCGAGTAGCCCGGACACAGCGAAGCGCCCCCACACCGAAGTTCGGGGGCGCCGTCGCGTTGCCACTCAGTCCTGCGGGTCCTCCCGGCGCGATCCGAGCTTGCGGTTCAGTGTGGACCGCCCGATTTCGGCGTGGTCACACAGGATGGTGTCGGGAATGCCGGCCTTCCGGGCCTCCTGCATCTTCTCCCAGACCCGCTTCTCCTGCTCGCGCAGTTGCTGATCCTGCTCGCGTAGCTGCCGGAAGCCGTCGGCCACCTCGACCAGCAACTGTCGCTGTCCGTCGTCGCCTCGCCACACCGGCCTGATCATGCTCGGCACGCTATCACCAACCTGTCCCACGTTGACACACTGTCCGGGCCGTCGTTAGTGTGCCAGGCAGGCACAGTAACTAGCAACGGGAGGATCGGTGTTCGCTTCGACCACCGCAGGGAAGCTCCGACGTGTCCGCTGGGCGGTCCGCGCAGTGCTCATGCTGGGCGTGACCGCCTCCGTGGTGGCCAACGTCTTGCACGCCCAGGCCAACCCGATCAGCCGAACCATCTCCGCCTGGCCCCCGCTGGCCCTGCTGCTCACCGTTGAGCTGATCTCCCGCGTGCCGGTTCACTCCCGCAGCCTCGCGGTGACCCGGATCCTGGCCACCACCGCCATCGCCGGGATCGCCGCGTGGGCGTCGTACTGGCACATGGCCGCCGTCGCGGCCCGCTACGGGGAGACCGGCGCGACCGCCTACCTGCTGCCGCTGTCCGTCGACGGGCTCATCGTGGTCGCGTCGATCTGCCTACTGGAGCTGAGCGACCAGCTCACCGCCGCCGAGGATGGACCGGTTCACGCGGCCGCAGACCTAGACGTTGACCCAGTCGTGGACCGCGACGATGAGCCGTGGCCTGACCCGTGGCTCTACGCCGTACCGGTCCGCCATGACCCGGTCCATGAGCTGCCCGCTGACCCGGTCCGTGAACCGGCTCATGACCCGGTCGCTGAGCCGCGGCTTGAGCTGGTCCGTGAACCCGCCCGACCCCCGCGGGTGAACCGGTCCGCGACAACGGGCGGGTCATCGGCTCAGCGGGTCGTCGCGGCTCACCGCCGCGAACCGGACGCCACCCACGAGCGAATCGCCGAGCTCGCCGGGGTGTCCGTCTCAAGCGTCAAGCGCCACCGACCCGACCGGCTCAAGACCCTGGAGTCCGCACATGCGTAAGTACCGACTCCGCCTCTACGACGGGGCGTACGAGCTGCTCTCCGACGAGACCCACGCCATCGTGGTCGACCTCGACAGCCCCGCCGGGTTCGCCACGGCCCAGGCCACCCTCGGCGAGCGCGCCAGCGCGCTGATCCGCCGGGCCCAGGCCGTGGGTGAGCACGTCAGCGCTCCCCGGCTCGAGGTGTGTGACTGGCTCACCGGCACTAAGGAGCTGGACTGGCCATGCTGATCCTGCTCGTCATCGGCGTGCTGGTCCTGCGGTCCATGAACCGCGGGGCGCCGCACATCATGTCGCCCACCGCCGTCGCGATCACCCTGCTGCTCGCGCTGCTGATCGACTTCAGCAGCTTCGGCCCGAATTCACTGAGGGACCGAATCGCGTTCTGCCTCGCCGTCCCCGCGATCCGGGAGGGCTTCGACGGCAGCCCACTCGACCAGTGGACCGTCCAGAAGCTCCACGACCTCATCGAGGCCCTGCTGACCAGCCCGGCCGTGGCCGGCTCACGGCTGGCCGGGGCAAGCATCAACGTCGTGATCGGCGCGCTGATCGGAGGCCTGTACGTGTACGCGCTGCTGTGCATGCTGCCGGCGAAGTTCTCGAAGAAGCTGGGCCGGGCTGCGACGTTGAACTTCCCGACGTCGCCGATCTACCGGCTGAACTGGCCGCTGTGGTGCGTGGCGATCGCGCTCGGGCTGATGGCGGATCTTCCGGGTGGCGCGATCGGTGAGGTGTGCCGGGCGTCGATCGACATGCTGATCGCGCCGATTACCGCGCTGGTGACGTACCTGTTCGGGGCGGCGTGATGTGGGCGGCCGCCGCGGCGGAGCAGGACCGGGGATGGGGCGGGCCGGTCGCGATCCTGATCGCGGTGGGCGTGTTCTTCGCGTACACCCAGTTCCGGGAGTGGTGGCAGGGGCGGCGGGAGATCGAGAACCCCTCCCCTACCCCACCGGGCGACGGTGTCACGGACGAGGATCCGCAGGTCGAGGATGGTGTCACCGGCGATGACACCAACGACGGCGCCAGCGATGACACCAGCTGGTGGGGGCAGCGGACCCGGCTCGCGGACGGGTCGATCCTGGTCCGCCGGGCCGCGGCGGTGTTCCGGACCGGGTCGTCGCGGCTACCCGAGGACGACGAGCAACCCGCCGAGCTCGTCGAGCCGGAACCGGAGGGCCTGGACGAGGTGCGCGGTGAGAAGCGCGCCGAATTCGCGGACCGGCTGGTCGCATCGCCGGTGCGGTACACCGATGCGGTCCTGGCGATTCGGCACACCTACCAGGTGTCGGAGTCCACAGCGAAGAAGGCCATCGCCGCAGCCAGGGAGCGGCAGAGCCAATCCTGACCCCCGGACACGACGAAGCGCCCCACCCCGCCGCGTTGGCAGGGGTGGGGCGCTTGTTGTCGGGGGGTGTCGCTACGGTCGCGGGCTACGCCTGGTTCGGTACCCGCCAGGTCGCCCAGCCGACCGTGACCCCGGCGACCACGGCGGCGCCGAGGGCCTGGGCGATGGAGTCGGCGTCGATCTGGTCGGCCTGCGTGAGTACACCTACCGCGGCCGCGAGGGCTGCTCCAGCTGCGGCGGTGAGGGCCTTACGGATGCGTGGCACGGTGGCCTCCTTCGTCTCTACTTGTGGCCGTACAGGGCGACCAGGATCGACACGACCACGGAACCGATCGCGGCCAGGACAGTCGCCGAAGCGATAGGCCACCGGCCACGTTCGAGGGCCCGCAGCCGGGTCTCGTGGTCCGCGATCTGCTGGCCGCTCGCGTCGACCTTGCTCAGCGCGGCGTCGACGCGAGCCGCCAGGCCGACGACCTGGCGGTAGATGTCGGTCAGGGTGATGACCACCCCGCCGCCGTCCGGCGCGGTCATGCCGGGTTCGGCTGGTCGGGCTCGTCGCGGGTGTGCTCCAGCATCAGCGCCTTGCACGCCGCGGCGTCGGCGCCGACCGCGTTCAGCTGGGTGGCCAGCTGGTCGACCTTCGCCTCGATGCGCTGCACCACGCCGCTGATGTAGCCCAGCACGTTCGTCAGCGAGGTCGTCGGGTTGCCGTCGGTCGGCGGCACCGGAGCGCCGCCGGCATACCGCGGCACCACATCGGCCTGCGTCAGGTGCTTGTCGAACTCGGCCTGCGACATCACGTCAGCCACGGCGGCAGGTCCCTTCGGTGGTGGGGGTGGTGTCTCCAGCTCGCGGATCCGCGCGAACAGTGTCGACCAGGGGAAGTTCGGGCCCGGGTCTTCATGCGTGCCGCGGTCCGCGGGCCAGGCCAGCGTCGCGTCGCGGTGCTCGGCGAACCCGTGCTGCCCGGCGCGCAGCTGCGCGGGGGTGAGGTTGGTCAAGGGGAAGCGGGCCGCGCCGTACTTCTTCCGAAGGGCGACGGCCAGGCGCGCGCACTGCTCGACCGCGCCGGCGCTCGCCGCGTCCGCCCACTGCGCCGCCGTCTGCCCGGCCTTGCCGCAGACCTCGATCTGGATGCCGCAATCGTTGCCGTGCACCCGGGCAGCGTGCGCCTCGTCGGTGGTCAGGACGCATTGGATGGTGCTGTCCTGGTCGCAGAAGAAGTGCGTCGACGTGCCGTCCTCGCGGCGCGCGTCGTACGCCGCGCCGTTCTCGGCGCTCTCGCGCCCCTCCGAGCCCTCGGTGGTGTGGATGAAGATCACGGTGGGTTGGCCGGCCTTGCGGCCCCGGGTGTAGCTGGCCGGCGGCGCGAACTTGTACTGGGGGAACTCCGGCGACTGCGTCATCCCAGGGCGCCCAGTCACTCGCTGGCCGGGTCGGGCGGGTAGACGAAGCCCTCCGCGGCCGCCTCAGCCTCCACCATCAGCACACCCGGCTCCGGAGGCACCCACGCGCTCACACCGTCCCACAGGTACGGCCCGCCGACGATGACGCGTTCCTCCGGGTCGACAACGACGTATCGAGCCATCGGCTCCTCCTAGGCGATCTTCTGGATGCGGAAACAGGTCTCCGCCTGCACCGTGGTGGCGTTGCCCGAGCTGGACGCCTGCGCCCACTGCAAACTCAGGTCACCGGCCTCGGTCACGACGACGTTGAACGCGACCTCCCGCACCGCCGACCACGAGGCCGAGGTGGATGCGTCGTAGGTGGCGTCCTGGGTATCGGCCACGTAGCCGCGGAAGGTCGACGGAGTCGCCACGTCCGGCGCGGCGGTGTTCGTCGACCCCGGGCCGTGGCAGGCGCGCACCGGGCTGTTCCAGGTGCCCGAGAACGCCCACTGCGTCTTGATCTTCTGGGTGTTCGTCGTGGTGAGCGTGAAGAACATCATCAGCTCGATCGAGTACGTGCCCGGCTCCAGCGTGATCCCGGCCAGCTCCGCATCGTCGGCCAGGGTGGTCGTCGTGTCCCGCGGTTCCCCTGACACCTTCGGGTAGACGCGCGGCAGCGTGTCGTTGAAGTCGCTGGCGTAGATCGGGTCACCCGCGAACACGGTCACAGCGCCCACCTCCCCGGGGTCGCGACGTGGACCGGCGCACCGGCCGGAAGTTGCTTGGTGATGCCGTCGACGCCGCGGGTCACCCACGCCTGCTGCACGTACGGCGAGGCGGCCGCCGCGGCGTCGTCGACCAGGTCGACGTCGTCGACGTAGAACACGGTCCCCATGGGCGGGCTGCTGGTGGCGTTCGGGATCGGGCGGGCGCTGACGGCCCCGACCGGCGCGGTCGCCGTCACGGTCAGCTGCTGCCAGGTCGTGTCGGCGGTGACCAGCGACGTCGATGAGGTGGAAATGAACACGTCGCTGACGTCGTACCAGGAGATCGTCAGCCGCATGTTGGCCACCGGGGCGGCCGCGTATACCCAGCAGACCGCAGTGTACGACTGCCCGGCCACGACCGGCCACCGGACGGTCGGGAACAGACTCATCGAGGTCGGCGAACCGGTCGCGGTCATCTCCGCGGACGCCGCGCCGGCGTGCTGGTAGGCGGTCGACCGGGCAACCGCGGTGCTGGTGGAGGTGTCCCACCCGTCCAGGCCGGTCTCGAACCCGCCCTCCAGCTCGGCGAGGCTCCCGGCGTTCGACATCCACCGCAGCGTGGACCGCTGGCCCGCGCACAGCAGGTCGAACGGGGCTGTCGTGACCGTCCACAGGTCACCGGCGCCGACGGTCGACAGCTCCAGCTGGGTATCGGCGATCCCCGCGGCCGCGCCGAGGGTGGTGCTGGCCGAGTCCCACCGCGCCGTGTCGTCGAGGACGCCGACCTGGAACTGCTGATCCGGGACGCAGGTGAACGTGATGGCGCGGCTGGTCGTGCCGATCACCTCGGTGTAGCCGAGCACGACCAGCCGGATCGTGTACTCCCGGAACCCGTCGATCGTGATCACACTGCCGACGTCGACCGCCTCCACCTCGGCGATCTTCACCGCGTCGAGGGCGGCCAGGTTGACCGTGACCTGGGGGAAGCGGGGCAGGTCGACGGTGCCGCGGCGCAGCCACCAGGCGGCCACCTGCGGCAGGCTCGTCTCGTCGTCGAGATTGACGTCGACGGTCTGCCGGTACTCGCCGATCCCGTCCGGCGGCGACTGGGTGCCCAGCGGGCCGGTGTCGTCGCGGGCGGTCGCCTCCCCGCCGTCGCGCTGCGACACGGTGACGATGTTGTGCGGGTCCAGGTCGTCGGTGACTTCCTTCGGCAGCGCCGGCAGATCCCCGGGGGCGAGCGCGAGCGCGGGGGTCTGGTTGTAGCGGGCTGCGCGGAGCAGGATCGTGAGGCCGATCTCGTCGATCGTGTCGAAGATCAGCCCATCCTCGGTGGTCTGGATCTCCTGGAGATGGTTCGGGAACGTGTCGGCCCGCTGGGGGCCCATCGGGGTGGAGTCCGCTGCGGTGCCGATGATCGTGCCGGTCAGGCCGAGCTCGTTGCACAGCCGGTCGAACCGCTCCCCGGCGGTCTCACCGGCGTAGCCGTTGAAGCTGGCGATCGCGGCGTAGTCGAGCAGCAGCTCCAGGGTGGCGTCGTCGACGCCGAACACGCCGGCGTACCAGCCGTCCTCAGTCCAGGTGTTCGCGTCGACCTGCCAGAACAGCGGCTGGCCGGTGCTGGCGGCGCTGAAGGTGCCGGTGTACCCGGCGATGACCGATGCGTCCTGGGCGTACCAGGCGGGCTCGTAGGTGAGCGTGCCGCCGGACACCGTCGCCTTGATCCGGAACCGCACCCACTGGCCGAGCGCGATGTTGCTCGACGTGACGTCCTCAAGCGTGGCCCCGGCCGAGTCCGTCACGGTCATCCGGAAGTTGGTGTCGTTGGCCCGCCACTGCCAGGTCCGCAGCAGCGAATCGGTCCACGTGAACAGCGTCTGGTAGGTGGCGCTGGACGGGTGGGCAGGGAGCCGGACGGCGAACACGAGCTGCCAGCCGCTGGCCGTCGACGGGGCGAACACCCCGCGCAGGCGGCCGCCGGTACCCAGCTGGGCGCTGGCCTCGGCTCCGGCTGGGGTCTCTTCCTGGCCCAGGTCGACGCCGCCCGAGAACGTGCCAGAGTCGATGCCGGGCACCAGCTGGCTCAGCACGGTCGCTTCGGAGGGGTCCTCCAGCGGCCACAGTCCGGTCAGGCTGGTGTACGACAGGGCTTGGCGGGTCATCGGGGAGCGCAGCGTCTCCGACCACTGGCCGATGCGCTGCAGCAGCCCGCCGCCCTCGACGTCCACCCAGGCTTTGCCGCGCCGGGGCGCGGGCCGGAAGTCGCGCGTCTGTTCGGCCGACCAGGACGACGCCTCGACGACGCCGCGGACCACGCCGGCCACGGCGACCCGGACCGGCGTGTTCCGGCCCGCTTTGCCGTACAGCGGGCTGACCGGGTTGGAGGTGCGGTACATGTCGTCGTCGTTGGCCAGCTGCATCGAAATCTGCGCCGGGCGCGGGGCGGCGCTCTCGTCGCCCTGCCCCCGCTTGACCACGATCGGGGTGCTGGTGAACACGTCGTCGTCGGCAGTGATGTCGTGCCAGGCCCCGTCGTAGTACAGCTCAACCGCGACGTCCTGCTTAGGCATTGCGGCCGCCAAGGACCAGCTGCACGTTCCCGCCGCGGCGGCGTACACCCCGGGCCATGCCTTCGATCAGGGTGTCGGAGTCCAGCTTCACGACGACGGTCACCGAGCCCCCACCGGCACCCGCGGGGGTGACTGTCTCCCCGGCCTGCAACACCGCGAGCATCTCCGACCCGGGCGCACCGGGCACCACGCCGCCGGAGTGGAACTTCGGCAGACGCGGCACGCTGATGGTGTTGCCGCCGATCCACGGCACCCAGCCGGGCACCGTCCACGACAGCCGGCCGATCGTGTTGTTCCAGGCGTCGGCGATGAAGTTGAACGCGGCCCGGAACGGCGCAGAGATGACCTTCGCGACGTTCGAGAACGCGCGGCCGATCCACCCGGGGACCTGCTTCAGCCAGTTCCAGGTGTTCTGCGCCGCTTCCTTGATCCACTTCCAGGCGGCGGAACCGGCCTTCTTCACCCAGTCCCAGTTCTTGACCAGCAGCACGATCGCGGCGATCACCGCGACGATCGCGAGCACGATCCACGTCATAGGCGAGGCCAGCTGGGCGGCGTTCCACGCCCACTGGGCTGCGGTGACCAGGGCGAGGATGCCGGTCAGCCCCGACATGATCGGGGTGACCATCTGGATGGTGTTGGCCCACTGCTGCAGTTCCGGCGGGTGGGCTTCCTTCATCGCGTCGTTGAGATCGAGCTGGGCGGCTTCGGCGTCGATGTTGGCCTGCGACGCGTCGCGGACGGCCTGGGCCGAGTCCTCCTGGGCCTGCTTGACGTCGACGCCGGCCTGCGCCATGTCGATCTGCGCCTGCTTGGCCTCCAGCGAGTTCGCGCCGTGCTCTTTGACAGCCTGGTTGTAGTCCTTCAGCGCGGTCGCCTGGTCGAGGCGGGCCTGCTCCAGGTCGACTTCGGCCTGGTCGGCGTCGATCGCGGCCTGCTTGCTGTCGCGGATGGCCTGGTTGTAGTCCTCCTGGGCCTGCTTGACGTCGTTGAGCGCCCGCTTCATCTTCTGCGCGCGCTCGGCGCCTGCCTGCTGAATGTCAGCGAGGGCCTGCACGGCGCTACCAGCATCGTCGAACGCCGTGCTGAGGCCGTCGACACCCGCGCCGAGCTTGCCCAGCCGGTCGGTGAAGCCCTCCGACTGGTTCCCGGCCTGCTCGATGTCGCTGCCAGCGTCGCGGGCCGCGGTGGCGACGTCGTCGACGGCCTGCGTTGCCTGCCGCGAGGCCCGCTGAAGCCGGTCCGCGTCCCCGGCGAACTCGATCGCGACCGTGTTGCCGGCCATCAGTCCATGTCCAGACCGGCATCGCGGACGACGGCGGAGATGGCAACCTGCAGCTGCTGCTCAAGCTGCGGACGGATCTCCCGCAGGGTCGGGTAGACGTAGCGGCCCTCACGGATGAACTCCCGCTTGGGCGGCCGACCCTTGATACGACCCTGTCCCCCGAAGTCCAAATAGGGAAAGTACGGCGCCTTCTTCCCGCCGACGGCCACCCGGGCCGAAGTCCGCGTGGACCGGGCGACGACACTGCGCCGCGCCGCACCGGTCTCCTCGGGGATCTTCGGCCGCACATGCTTCACCAGCAGATCAGCGGCAGAGTTCAGGGCGAGCCGCAGCTGCTTGGGCGCGTCCTTGTCGATCGCCCGCAGCCCGCGGTTGATCTGGGCCAGGCCCTGGACCTCGATCTTCGCTTCCACCGGCTCACCCCCTCGCCTGCGCTATCGCCAGCTCCTGCCGCTGCGCCTTGCGGGCGAAGTACACCCACCAGGCCAGCCACTCCGCGGCCGCCATGCCCCGCCTCATTTCGGCCACCGACCGCCAGCCGAGCTTCTCGACCAGAAAGTGGTCGAACTCGAGGTCAGGACTCTCCTCGAACCTCTCGTACGCTGCTTTTGTCGGCTCCCTCGCCAAGGCCGGACAGGTCCCGGATCTTCTCCGACAGCACCCTGAAGTCCCCGCCCGCAGGCGAGTTGCGCTGCCACTGCTCGACCTGGGCGATGGTCAGCTTCGGCTGCACGAGGCACGACATGACGTTGCGGGCCTCGATCACCCGGGAGTCCTCGGTGCCCTTGCCGTTGAACATCAGCTCGTAGCGGGACAGCCCGCGGACGCGGACCACCTTGCCGCTGGGCAGGGTGAGGTCCTCGGCGCCGTCCTCCAGGCTGACGGCGACGAGGTCGTCGAAGCTGGCGTACTCAGTCACAGGTTTGCTCCTCAGCTGGTCTGGGCCGTCGAGTCCCACGCGTCCGACGGCTCGGTTTCGAGGGCCCACGTCCGGTAACCGGCGACCGGGGCGGTCTCGGTGTACTTGGTGATGACCGCGTCGAAGCTGTCCTGGGGCAGCCCGGCGCCGGTGCCCTCGGGCCGGTACTTGACGTTGACCTTCGTGCCCACGAGCGGCTTCAGGACGGCCCGCGGCCCGGTGGCCGCCGAGTCGTACTTGCCGGAGCAGCCGAACGCTCCGGTAAGCAGCGTGGGGTCCTTCACGATGGCGTTCTTGCCGTACGTGGTGTTGTCCTCGGTGCCAGCCGACTGCTCGCAGTTGGAGTCCGTGCAGTCCACCGAGATGTCGTTGCCGTCGATAACGATGACGGTCAGCTTGCTGTGCTTGCGCGCCACGTCGCCCCTCCTTACGCGCTCGTGCCGATGATGTCCCGGTCCTTGAGCAGGTAGGCAGCGAGCGACATCAGCGTGTCGACGTTGTCCTTCACCAGTCCAAGCGCCCGGTTGCAGCCCGCGCAGAGCAGGCCGCGCACCTTGCCGGTTTCGTGGTCGTGGTCGACCGCGAACGTGTCGAAGCGAGGGTCGCCGGAATCCGTCGAGTCGCACGCCGCGCACCGGCCACCCTGCGCGACGAACATCGCGTCGTACTCCTCGACGGTGATGCCGTACTTCCGCTTCAGGCGGGACCGGCGGTTGATCAGCGCAACGCTGACCGGGTTTGCCTGACGCCAGCGGCGATCCCGCTCGTACACCGCCTGCCGGTTGGTCGCGCCGTTCGCCCAGCGACTGCGGCAGTACGCGTTGAAGCACGACCGGCATTCGCGGCGACGGCCATCCCTTTCAGCCCTGTTCGCATGGAATGCGCCGACCGGCTTTGTATCGCCGCACGTGGTGCAGGTCTTCTCGGTCATGCGGAGCAACCCACGACAATCACGTCGTACGTAACCGACGTGCCCGAGCTGGAGTTGGCGACGTTGAGCAGGTCGCCGGTGGCCGCCGTGACGGTGACCTTCCCGTCCGCCGGGCAGGACCACAGGAACACCCCGCCGGGCGGGATGTCGATGCCGTCGGAGGCGGCGAGGAACAGCGGGACACCGTTGCTCGCGGGCCGGGTCAGCCGCACGTTGTTGGTGTTGGAGCTGGACGCCGAGATCAGCAGCGCGCGCAGCTCCACGTAGGTCAGGGTGCTGCCGAACGCGTTGGCCAGCACCCCGGCCAGGTCCAGGTCCTCGTTCGAGCTGGCGCTGATCGTGCGCTGGTCGTGGAACATCAGGTCGGCGGCGCTGCTGCCGGTCCCGTTGGCCAGCTCGATCTTCGTCTTCTTCAGGAAGGTGTCCGTAGGTGTGCCGAGGTCCAGCAGGTTCTTGTACACCGCCTCGATCTGCGCGGTGATCACAGTCCTCAGGGTCGTACTCATGAGTCCTCTCCAGGGCCGACAGCGGTGGCTTTGAACATGACAGCGAGGTACGGCGTGCCCGCGATGGTCTCGACGTCGAACTCGCAGCTGGTGACGGTCAGGTCGTCGCACGAGGTCCACGACCACGCCTCAAGGGCCGCCTTGACCGACTGCTCGCCGTCGCCGGACGCCCACGCGGCCACCAGGTCCCGCGCCGCCCGATCGGTGACCTTCGAGCCGACCAGCACGATCGGCAGATCGGTGATCTGGTCCTCGCCGCGCCCGTACGTCTGGTCGAAGTCGACCGACTGCGGGTACGAGACGTACCCGGCCGGCGGCGTCAGCGACTGCGGCGGGAACGCGAACACGCGCAGGCGGGTGATGTTCGCCAGAGCGGCCGCTACCTCGTCCATCACCTGGTCGAGGCGCATCAGCCGAACCCCACGATCACGTACGGCGACACCAGGTCCTCAATGTCCGGGTCGAACCTGGACACCCTGATCGGGCCCTCCGCCGCCCACCCGGCCACGCCCTCGGGCGAGTCACGCCGCTTGAAACGCCGGTTGGCGAGCAGCAGCGTCGCCTCAACGATCGGGTCCGGCACTGCCGGCCAGCCCCAATCCGCGGTGATGCGGGCGCGGCGGCTGGTGCGCCAGCAGCCGAGGTCGCGGCGCAGGGCGGTAATGGCCTCGCCGCGGGTGATCGCGTTGTCCGGTTCAGTGAAGTAGGCGGTGACCGCGGTCCAGGTACTGCCGTCGCCGATCTCGACGACCAGGCCGGTGGTGTCGGAGATGTCGTCGACGATCAGCAGCTCGCCGTCGGCGTCGCGGACGATCCGGTCGGCGAGCCGGTACGTCCGCGCGGACGCCACCCCGTCGGCGTAGAACCGGCGCCCGCACCGCTTGTCGATGGCACGGGAAGCACGGACCAGCGCGGACTCGATGTCGGTGTCGTCGACGGTGTCGGTGATGCGGAGCATCCGCTTGAGTTCTTCGGCTGTCGCGTACGCCGAATCGATCCCGCTTTCACCTGCCGGTACCGGCATGGTCGCCTCCTCGGACGGGGTCGGTCGGATGGCCGGGGGCGTGACGGTGGACCTGGCTCCCCGTTGTGCATGGAGGCCGCGGTCTACCGGACCGACGCGGCCACAGCCGCCGGGACCGGTTCGGTGATTCGAGGTTCAGCAGTGACGCCGTCGGTCATGCTCGGCCTTTGCCTGCAGGCCGTCGCAGTCTGGATCGCGCACAAGAGCATCCGCGGCGAATGGCTGCGTCGACCAGGGGCGCTACTGCTCGGGATGGCTGTGCTTGGCCATGGAATCACCGAGGTCATGCAGTGGGTATGGCCGGGGATGAACCGGTTCCGGGCCTACGTCAGCCAGGCTCAGATCGATGCCTGGGTGATCCTGGTGTCTGCGACGATCCTGCTATACGCGATTGCCTACGCCCTCATCGTTCGCAGGTCCATCGCGGACCCCGCCCCAGCCACGCGGGCCGAGAGACGCCTGTCCGGCCTGCGACTGCGATGGCTGCTGCTGGTCACCACACCGCTGCTCATCCTGACCTGGCAGGGCCGCGGAGCCCTCCAGCCCGTCGCCCCTGGCCAACAGGCGTCGCGGGACCACTACGCCTCGGTCGGCCTCGCTGGCGAGTTCCTGGTGCCGCTGATCGCGGTGATCGGCGCAGTGGTGCTGATCCGCTACGGCAGCCGCTGGCTAATTCCCACGCTGACCATCGAGAGCCTGGTCCTCGTCGCCGCCGGCACCCGCAGCATGATCGTGACCGCCTGCCTGCTGACCCTGGTCGGAGCAGCTCTGCGCGGTGTGGTCCCCTCCCGTCGGCAGACCGCCGCCATCATCATGCTCGTCACGTTCTTCACCTTCGTCATCTCGGCGACCCGGGCCGCGGTCGGTAGAGAGACGTTCACCGCGGACCAGGGCGCGTCCGAGCGTCTCGATGGACTCACCAAGGGCCTGGGTGAGATCGGGTCCGAACGCAGCCGCGACGCGATTCTCGACGATCTGGTGTACCGCTTCGACGAGAACAGCTACGGGGCCATGATTCTGCAGGCGGTACGCCATGGCACCGTCCCGATCGGCCTGGCCTCGGTCGGCAACGCCATCCTGCTGGTCGTGCCGAGCTTCCTCGCCCCGGAGAAGCTGAGCAGCAGCCTGGAGGACCGCAACGAGGAGGCATACCTGGATCGGCAGTTCGGCATCAGCCAGGCGGTCGACTGGCTGCCGGGAGTCTTCGGCGCCATGGTCGGCTGGCTGGGTCCCTGGGGTCTACTCATCCTCGGCCCCCTGCTCGGCGTCGGCCTGGCTGCCGCCGAAACCTTCGCGCTGCGGCGGGCGTCGACGTCACGCTGGCTGGTGGCGATGGGGCTGGCCCAGGTCGCCTTGCTGTACGCGTCTGGCCCGCAAACGCTCATCGTGCTGATGCGTGGCCCGGTGCTGGCCGCCGCGGCGTTCGGGGTGGCCGCGACCGTACGGCGCACGATGCGCCGGCGGCCGCCGGCGCATCCTCTGCCCGCCCGGGTGCCTACGACATCTGCGTAGCGAGCAGCACCTGCGATCCCACGAGGCTCCCCACTGACACCGACGACGGCAGGTCCGTCTGCCCCGCAAAACGTCCAGCGATAGCCGGTCCGAGCCGGGTCAGCGTGTTGGTGATCCCGGTCGCCACCAGCTGGGTGCCGTGGAACGTCGGCACGGTCGTCGCGTCGACCAGCACGCCCAGCGCGTACCTGGTCCCCAGGGTCTTACTCCAGGACGCCTGGAGCGCCTTGCTGTACGCCGTGTTCGTCGAGGCGAACAACGCCGTGTCGTTGGCGGTGCTCGCCACCAGTGTCAGGTCGCCGTTCGCGGCCACCGAGTACACGCCCAGGCGAATCAGCGTCACCGTGGCCGCCGCGACCGTCCCGGTCCACATCGTCAGAGTCGAGATCGTCTCGCTCTTGCGGGCCGTGAAGTAGGTGAGGTACAGCGTCTGCGTGGCGATCGCCAGGGTGTTCCCCGTGATCCGGTCCCGGTCCGGCACGATCTCACCGCTCGTGAGCTTGTTGGCGGTGAGCGTCGCGATCGGGGCCAGCGTCCACGGGGCGACCTCCACCCACGCGCTGCCGTTGTAGCGGAAGCGGTGGTAGGTGGCCAGGCCGTTGTCCGGCTTCTGGTACGAGCTGTCGAGCAGCGTGTACGCGGCGTTCCAGCTCACGGTGCCCATGGCGCCGCCGGAGTTGTTGGCAACGACGATCTCGTGCGTGGTGCCGGTGTTGACCGTGCCGCCCGACGGGGCTGCGATGGTGATCGCGGACGAGTCCGTGACGTTCAGCCGTGTCCGCGTCTCCAGGTATGGGTTCGGCGTGGCAGTGGCCGAGCCGGACGCCAGGGTGACCGACCGCTCGTGCTCGCTGCGGGAAACCGTGTAATCCGCGCTGCCGCCCAGCGTGCCGATGTAGTTCGAGCCGGAGACGATGCTCCGCTGCGCGCCGGGGTTGTACTTAATGTGGATGCTGGTTCCACCGGTGTAGACATCGACAAGGCCGATAGTCGATTCGCAGATGAAATCTTCCAGCGTGAGATACGAAGATGATTCCGAAGGGTTCCCGAGTAGGAACGCGCGAACGTGTCCGCCGCGGCTGCGGATCGTAACCCCGCTGTAGCGGTTGTTGTCACCGGTAACGATGAATTCGTAATCGTTGACGTTGCTGGGGGTGCCGGGACGGTTGGAAACCAGCAGCATGTCGGAGATTTCCGAGTCCGCGAGGTACATCCGCACCATGCGCTCATCCACACCGGACGCGTTGGATACCACCGTGTTGTTCAGAACGCAGCGGGTGTTGACATCCGTAGTGGACTGGAAGGTGATAGCCCCCTGGCCGCCGTTGGCAAGCAGCTCATACCCACCCATGCCATCCCAGGCGAAATCGTTGACGTCCAGACCGTTGATCAGCCCTCGGCAAGCTCTAGCCGTGTGCCCGGTCAGGCGCACGTTGGTGCAGTACTTGAGCTGAAAAGGCTGTCCGTTCACGATGTTGTAGGCACGGACGTTGCTGATGTTGATATTCGTCGCCTCTAGGGCAACGCTGCCGGACGCATAGTAGACGTGCGTTGGGTTGGCACCGCTCGAATCATCGATATCGTCGTGTCCGTAGACGTCGTCAATGACCAGCGAGTCCTGGCCCACCCATAGGATGCCGAAGTTGGCGCCTTCGACCTCAAGACCCTTGATCGAGTTGTTGACGCCGGTCCGGTCGGATGCACCAGTCCCGTTGTAGGACGACAGGAACACGCCGACCGGCATGTTGATGGTGCGCAGCTTCTCGATCCGGCACCGGTCGCGGTTGACGTATACCCCGCAGCAGTTCACGTACGGAGCGCTGCCCCGGTAGACGGCCCCGAGGTGGTTGCCGCGAACGCCGGTATAAGTCACCGTCAGGGGGCCCTCGATGACGACCCCGGACCGGTTGAAGCAGTCGATGCCAGGTTGGCCCCAGGTGCTGACGTTGATCGTCACGCCATGGGCAACAACCTTGACATCGTTCGCTGCAACCGTGTAGCCGCTGCCCACGCCGGCCGGGGCGGTGTAGGTCCCCGGCGGGAAGTACACCGTTTGACCGGCTGTCGCCGCCGCCAGCGCGGCGACCGGGTTCGATCCGGTCGGGCTGGCGCCCCACCGCGCGTCCGTGACTACGATCCAGCCCAGCGACGCCTTGGCCATCAGGTCCGCGGTGTCCGAGATGCCGTGGACGCTGGTGGTGTCGGCCTCGTGGGCGGAGACCTTGGTCGTCGCGTCCGTGGCGGCGGCGGCCTGGGCGGCGGCAGCCTTCGTGGTCGCGTCCGTGGCCGCCGCCGCAATCGCCGCGGCCTGGGCCGCGTTGGCTTTGGTTGTAGCATCCGTGGCCGCCGCAGAGATGGCCGCGGCCTGGGCTGCGTTGGCCTTTGTCGTGGCGTCGGACGCGGCCGCCGCTACTACCGCTGCGTCGCCGGCGACGCGGGCGGTAGCCTCCGCGGTGACACTCGTGCTCAGCGAGTCGAGACGATCGTCGGTGCGGGCGTAGATCGGCCACGCCGGGCCGCCGTCCACGACCGCGTACAGGGTGTCGACGCCGTCCGGGAACTGAATCAGCGGCAGCATCGAGTACTCGTCGATCACGACCGTGCTGCCCGAGATCGCAGCCCCGGCCGGGTACGTGATGATGTCCGCCAGGCTGGTCGCGTCCGAGTCCGAATAGATGACCGCCGACCGACCCGCCTTGCCCTTGAAGAATCCGCCGCCGTTGATGGTTCGGACTTCACGGGAGCCCTCGTCAGGGCCGATCAGACGCGCCATGTTCGGCCCCCTCTGTACATGTAGTTGTCGAGCCCGGCTACCAGATGACGGGTTGCCCCGCCGCGATCAGGGAAGGATCACCGCGTAAAGGCGCTGACCACTGGCGGCCAGAGAGCCCACCGCGACGGACGACGGCAGGTCAGCCTGACTGTTGATGACCGCGCCCATGACCGGCGCCACCGAGCCGCCCTCCGCGCTGTACGTGACCTGGCTCCCACCGAACGTCGGCATGGTGGTGGCTGAAACCACCAGCGCCCCGATCGCGTACCGCTGACCCGCCACCTTGGCGTACGGGGCGGACCACGATCGCGTGTAGGCGGTCACAGTGCCCGCGAACAGTGTCGTGTCGTTCGCGGTCGACGCGACCAACGTCAGATCACCGTTCGCCGCCACCGACCACAGGCCAATTCGACACAGGCTGGGGGTGGCCGCCGCCGCCGTTCCGCCCGAATACATCCGGACCTGCGTCGTGCTCTCGGTCTTGCGCGCCGTGAAGTAGGTCAGTCTCAGCGACTGCGAGATCGGGGCGACCGCGCTGGAACTCGACAGCAAATCCCGCGGAAACGTCTCCTCGCCCGTGGTGACCAGGTTGGCTGTCAGATATGCCGCCTGAGGGAAAGCGCCCGAGCTGCCCATCAGCCGACCCTCACCGAGCCGGCCACCGCGCCGGAAACGATGTCGACGTAGATGCCGGCCTGCGCGGCGATGGTGTCCGGGTAGTACTCCCGCGCGGACTCGCCCGGGTTGAGCGCGATCTCTTCGAGGATCGTCCCGCTCGCGGCCGACGCGTTGTCGTAGATCACCACCGCGGCGGTCGCGGTCCCGCTGGTCTCCTTGATCGCGAACCCGCCGTACCCGGCCGGTACGGCACGCACGGCCTGGTCGCTGCCCGTCAGCGCGACCGCCCACATCTTGGACATTCAGGCGCTCCTCACCGCGCGCAGAGCGCGCACCTTGTCGGCGTCGGCCGCGAGCCGCAGGGCCCGCCAGGTCTCGTAGCGAATCCGGTCGGCCTGGTACTGCTGGCGCCGGTTGACCCGGGCGTATCCGGCGTCCATCGGTGCCTTCCCGGCTACCGGGTGCATGTGCTCGATCAGCACGTCCGGCAGGTAGCGCAGGCAGCCCGCGGCCTGGCCGAGGTCACGGATCGCGTTGTCGCAGTACAGGTGCTCCACCGGTGCGGGCACCATGCGGCCCAGCGCGCGCACGATGTCCGCGGTCATTGCCCACTGGGTGGGCAGCCGCTCGCCCTGGATGCCGTCGTCGCCGTAGACGATCCCGGTGCCCAGCTCGTGCAGCGCTTCGAGGTAGCGAGCCGCCCAGCCGGGCGTGCGGGGCAGGTGGTCGTCGCCCATGAACGCGACGGCGAAGTGCCCCTGCTCGGCGAACATGGCGGCGGCGAAGTCCAGCTTGTGCACCATCGGCCGCCAGGCCCCGGCGTTCATCAGGTTGATCGTCGTGGGGCCGGAGTCGGCGGCGGCCAGACGGTCGAGCGCCTCGTGATAGCCGGGCAGAGCCGGATCGTCAACGTCAACCGCGAAGATCAGCCCGGCAACGTCGAACGCGCCCGTCGCATACCAGGCCGCAGCGACGCGCTCCAGCGACTCCGGCCGACCCCGTGACGGCACGATCACCAGCAGGTCAGACACGACGCCACCAGCCAGCTGGGTGGTGGGAGATCCGGGTCAGGTCCTCGACCTCCCGGTCGCGCACCCAGCCGTCGGCGCCGGCCAGTTCCTGCTCGATCGCGGCCAGCGGCCCGCCGTCCTCGGGGATGCACCGGCCGAACCGGCGCGCCGCCTCCGCCTCGGCGAGGTCGGCCAGGCCGTCCTCGACCACCAGGTAGCAGCCGGGTGTGACCAGCGGCCCGTACGCGCGGATCTCCGCGGCCACGTGAGACGCGTGGTGGTCGGAGTCGAGCACCGCCATCGTGCGGCGCCCAGCGGCCAGCGCGGTGACCGTGTCGACGATGCGGCCGCTGACCGAGTCGCCCACCAGCGAGGTGACCCGCGGGAAGGCCCGGTCGTACTCGATCCCGCCGAGGTCGACCGTCACCACGTCCAGGCCGTGCCGGTCGGCGAGCCAGTGTGCGAACCCGCCCCACCGGGTGCCGGTCTCGACGACCAGCTCCGGCCTGGATCGTTCGAGGACCAGCTCGTAGCGGGCCAGGTCGTCGGCGGTCTTCCACATGTCGACGCCGTTGTAGTGCTGCGTGAACCCCTCGCGCTGGTCGAACGTCGCCATGCTCGCGGCGACGTCGACGTTGGTCTCAAGCGTCGGCATCGGCGGGCTCCGCCTCGGCCTGGGACTTGAGCACGGTGAGGGCCCGCTGGCCCAGGTAGAAGTCCTCGTCGACCCACACGGGTTTCAGGTGGGTGGTGCGCACCCCGGTGTGCACGAACAGCGGGACACCGATCCGGCCGAGCCGGGCGCAGAACGAGATGTCCTCACCCATCAGGCCCTCGCCGACGTCCATGCGCGCCCGGTCGAACCATGTGTCGCCGATCTGGGCGCGCAGCTTCGCCAGCACGTCGCGGTGGATCAGCAGGAACGCCGCCCCGGTCGCGGCGACCTGGGTCACGCAGTCCGGGGTGTAGTCGTAGCGCAGCACGAACCCGTGCTTGCCGGTCTCGTTAGGCCGCCAGTCGTAGATCGTCGGGAACGGCTGGGTGCGCCACCCGCCCCGCTCGTCGGACTCGACCTGCCGCATACCGAAGCACAGCGCCCCGACCACCGGCCGCTCCACCGGGTCGGCCGCGGCGAGGAGCAGTTCGAGCGCGGTCTCGTCGAAGCCCATGTCGGAGTCGATGAACAGCAGCCACTCGGCCGTGCTCTGGTCGAGCAGGAACTGGGCGGCGTTGTTGCGCCGCTCCGGCAGCGTGTTCGGGCTGGCGGGCAGCAGCATCGGGCCGCCGCCGCGCAGCAGCATCCCGTCGCGGGACGAGTCGTAGGCGAACAGTCGCAGCAGGCTCTCGGTGTAGCTGGTCGAGTTCTGGCCGTCGCGGGGAACCAGCGTCACCGCCAGGACGGCCGGGGCCTCACCTGCCATTGGGGCCGCGCTTCTCGCCCGGCGCGCGGGTCACCCGCTCGACCTTCGGCGCGGCCGGCGCCGGGCCGGTACGCCGCACCTTCGGCGGCGGCCCGAACATCGACGGGTTCGCCTTGACGAACGGGTCGTCGGCCGCCCACGCCTCACCGGCGCAGACGTGCACCGGCGCCCCGGCGAACTCGGTCATACACGATGCGGTGGCGAAGGTGACGTTCTCGCCCATGATGTTCCCTCCCTGGATGGGTTGGGCCCGGCCGATCCAGGGTCGGCCGGGCCCAGCTTGGCGCTTCAAGATCAGTCTTGGGTCAAAATCCTGAAGCCTGAGTCATTGATGGAGTCCGATCCGATGCGGCGCCACATGAACGTCATGCGTTCACCGGTCGGCAGGCCGGTCGTGGTGTCCAGGACGTGCTGCACGGTCTCGACCGTCGCCCCGACCCGGTTCGCGATGAGGAAGTTCCGGAAGTCGCCCACGACCACCAGCGACACATCAGACGCCGAGGTCACACCACCGGTGCCGACCGCGTCGTCCATGTAGTCGTTCAGGTGCACGGGACGCCCGAACAGCGGCGACGTGCCGCCCTCGCGCAGGTCCATCGTGAAGTTCGGGTCGTCGGTGCCGAGCTGCCGCATCGCGTTGTGGACCGACGTCGACATCATCCACCGGGCGTTGCCCCGGTAGCGGATCGGCAGCGCGTCCCACAGCTTGTAGAAGTCGTTGCCGTAAAGGGCCCCGTCGGTCGACACCGCCACCTGAGACCCGGCCGCGCCCTCAAGCGCGGTGATGATGCCGTACGGCTGCGCGGTCGTACCCAGACCGTTGGTGAACGCCGACACGAGCGTCTCCGACTGCGACTCGCCCATCAGCATCGCCGTCTGCGCGGCGAAGCCCGGATAGTCCCCGCCGATCTCGAACGAGTACTTGAACGTGGTCGTGAGCTTCTTCGTGACGACGTTCGGCTGCGCCAGGGTCGGCTCACCGCCGGTGAACGTCGTCGCCTCCGTCGTCCAGTACGAGGTCGCACCGGCCGCCGAGACGCCCTTCCACTCGTCGTTGGTGATGTCCTCGACCCGGGAGATCTGGAAGAAGTCGTTCGGGTGGCCCTGGTTCGTCAAGATGATCGTCGGGTCGATCAGGACCGGCACCCCGTACCCGCCGGCCGAGTCCGACAGCGAGAACGCGGCACGAGCCTCCCGCACGGTCTCGACCGCGACGCCCTCCTCGGCGGTCAGGATCGCCCCGGCGCCGCGGGTCATCAGCTTCATGAACGCCGACCGGTACGCCTCGGTCTCCGTGGCCAGCATGAGCCGGGCCAGCTTCGCGCCGTCGAAGTCGCCGGTGTGGGTACGCAGCAGCCTCGCGATGTGCGCCTGCACGGCGGGCACGTCGACGGCGCGGCCACGGATCTGCACCTCGTCCAGGTGGGTGATGTGGTCGCGGGATTCGACCACGGCCATGGCCTTGCTGCGCAGCTCGGTCCGGTTCAGGGTGCGCAGGTCACGGCCGTCGAACGGCTGCTCCTTCGCGCCGAACTGGGTCGAGCCCCACTTCGCGCGGGACTCGCGGACGCGCTGCGCGCGCTCCTCGGTGTCCAGCTCGCGGGTGCGCTGCTCGTGCTCGGTCTCCAGCTCCGTCCAGCGGGCGGTCTGCGTCTCGTCCAGGTCGCCGTCGCCGGCCTGCTCGTTGATCGCGCGCAGCTCGGCCTGGATGGCCGTGAGCCGGGCGCGGAGTTCCTCGATGGTCATGCTTACCTCGCCATGTCGATGAGAGTGAGGCGGCGCTTGCGCGCTGCCGCGGACATCCCGTCGACGTGGCGGGCCGGTTCAGTGCCGGGTGCCGAGGTCTTGGGTTCGGGCTTCTGCTCGTCGTCCGCGGGCCCGGTCGTCGGGGTGCGGAGGCCGTGCATGGCCCGGAAGGCTGTGAAGGACCGCTTCAGGTCCTCGTATCGTGCGTCGTCCTGCTGGCGCACCTGGGCCGCGTACCAGTCGGTACCGGAGCGAAGCGCTGACGTCGCAGCCGGGTTCGCGGGCCAGGTCACCGGCCCGGCCTCGTGCAGGCGGACCTCGGTGATGGAGCGTTCCGGCAGGCCGTCGGGGTTGTGCTCGGACCGCTCCGGGTTGTCGTCCCAGTGGTCGTTGACCACCTCGAACATGAACGACGACCCATACAAGCCCTCCCGCAGACCCGGTTCCAGGTCACGGGCGAACGGCGCGTCAAGCAGCTTCACCTGCATGTACGGGCCGTCCTCGCGTTCCTCAAGGGTCTCGATCGGGCCGAGCAGCTTGGAGCCCTCGTTGAACTCCATGCCGTGGTTGAACATGACCTTGACCTGGTCGCGGTTGTTCTTGATGGTCCGGCGGAACGCGCCGGGCATCGTCCGCTCCAGGAAGGTGCCCTCCCAGGCGGAGTCGATCCGGTACCAGGTGTCGAAACGGGAGAACTCGACGTCCAGGGTTCCGAGTCGGCCGTCGCTGGTCGGCTCGTCGCGGCCGATTTCGGCACGGGTCTGGGTCGTGGCGAGCCGGGGTACGCCGACGCCGCCGCGAATGACGTGCAAGCCACGCATCGACCTCACTGCCCGCTCTCCTTGTCTTCAACCACAATCGAGTGTGGTGGTAAAGTACTTTCATGCCTAAAGGTGTTCGCGGTCGCGTTTCCGCCACTTGCCATCCAGACCGGCCGATGGTGGCCCGCGGCCTGTGCAATGCCTGCTACCAGCACGAGGGACGCAAGCCCGCTTCCTGCCACCCGGACCGGCCTGCCATCGCGCGCGACCTCTGTCGCGCCTGCTACCAGCGCGAGAAGAGGAAGGATCCGGAGGTCCGCGAGCGCTGGAACAAATACCGGACCGAGAACACCAAGCGCGCCACCTGCCACCCGGACCGGCCGCATTACGGGCGCGGCCTGTGCGCAGCGTGTTGCCAGAAGGAATGGCTCAAGAACAACAGGCTGCGCGTCGTTGCAAGGCAGTACGGCATGACCGACAAGGACATCGCGGCCATGCTCGAACGGCAGGACAACGCCTGCGCCGTGTGCCGCAAGGCAGCACCGCTGATGGTTGACCATTGCCACGCAACCGGGCGAGTGCGCGGCCTGCTATGCAGGCGATGCAACAGCGCGCTCGGCTGGGTCAATGACGACCCGGAAATCCTCCGCGGCCTCATCGCTTACCTTCAGGTGGTCGAGTCGCCTTCCACCTGATCGTCCTGTCCGTCTGCCGCCGGCTCCTCGGGCGGTTCCGGTTCCGGTTCGGGGTCGGCGAGCGGCGGCAGGTTCTCCTTCTCGCGCACCTCGTTGACTTCTTTCCAGGCCGCGCCGGCCAGCGCCGCCGAGTACGCCTGGTACCGGGCGAGGGTGTTCGTCTCCAGCAGCGCGTCGCGGTTGAACACCGCGTACTGCGGGCGGGGCAGGAAGTCGAACAGCAGCCGCTCCAGGCGGCGCAGCCACCGGCCGACGGAGTACTTCAGCAGGGTGATGTCGCGGTCCTGGACGTTGGCGTACGTCATGCCGCCGGCGGTCTCGTAGCCGAGGATCTCCGCGATGCCCGGGCCGAAGATCCGCGCGCACTGCGCCTCGGTGTAGCCCATCGTGCCGAGGAACTGCGACTCCTCCGGAGTCACCGAGAGGGTCTGCCATTCCCAGCCGCGGCCCATCACGACCGGTTCGCGGGTGCCGCGCAGGGCGGCCATGAACCGCTGCTTGACCGTCTTCGCCTGGTCCGGGTCCACCCCGGCGAGCGAGTTGCGCAGGATGCCGACGGGCTGGGCGTCGCTGTCGAACCAGCCCTTACCGAACCTGGTGGCGGCGAGGGTCACGCCGATGGTGTCCGCGTGCAGCGTGATCGGCGCCAGGCCGAGGATCTGACCGGGCACCGGGTTGACCCGCCGGTGCACGAACCCGCGCTCGACGGGGCGGCCGTTGACCGACCACGCCGGGGCGCCTTCGATGATCTGGCCGGACACCTGGTCGGGGTGGAACAGGGTGACCTGCTGCAGGAAGCCCTTCGGCGAGCGGGACAGTTCCTCGCCGTACAGGTTCCCGCGGTAGGCCCACGAGTAGACGGCCTGGTACAGCCAGTCGGCGAGGCCGTAGCCGTCACCGGCCGGGTCTTGCAGGTAGCCGGGCATCGGCACCGGGCGGCGGGCCGCGCCCTGCCCGGTGAAGAAGTCGATCGGCAGCTCGGAGCAGATCGACGCGATCAGGTCCACCGAGGACCGGACCGCCACCGACTGCTGCGCGGTGCCGATCTGCGAGCCGTCGATGTGCGCGTAGCCGCTGTCGGCGACCCACGGCAGCGTCAGGGACCGGCGCTCAGGCTTGGCAGGCTTCGGCCACCACAGGCCCATCAGACCCGCCTGTCCAGGGCCCACAGCACCGCGCCGGCGAACATCACGCCCAGCGGTGGCCACGCCATCCACAGCCCGACCGCGACCAGCAGCGGGCCGCCCACACCGGGCACGCTCACGCCGACCCGGCGCATCGCTGCGCCCGCCCAGCTCGCGAGCTTCGCCGCGGCCTGCTCCCGGTGGGAGCGCCACTGCGCCGCGAACACGGTCATGTCGCTCCCATCAGTAGAGGTCTCCGGCCGGGTCGTAGTCGTCGATCTCGTTGATCCGCGCCTCGAACGCCCAGCGCGCCTCGGTGAACGCGACCAGCCCGGTGATGTCCACGCTGCGGTCAGCGCGCGCCCACGCGATCGAGTCGCCCAGCGCGCGGGTCTTCGCACCACCGACCGCCGCAGTGACCTGCTCGGCCGGCACGTGCCGCATCGTGCGCTGCCGGACCGCGTCGATGAACTGCCCGCACGCCGCGGCCATCTCCGTGCCGCCCAGGACCGCTAGGTCTCCGCGCTGCGGCGGATGCGGCGACTGCCCTTCCAACCGGACCGCCTGGCCCGGCCGATCCTCCGGGCGCCAGAACCCGGCCTCTTTCAGCCGCTCCTTCAGCGACGCGTACGTGCCGCGGCCCATACCGATCGCGACCGGGTTGAGGACGTCGCGGAACTCGGCGAGCGCGCCGACGATCCAGTCCGTGCCCGCCTCGTAGCGCACCAGCTGCAGATGCCCCAGCCCGTCGGCCCGGCGGCCGTAGACGCCGATCGCCGCCCAGTCCCGCTCCGGCGAGATGTCCACCGCCAGTGCCACGTCACCGTCACGCCGCGACTCCGGGTCGCCGAGGTTATCCCACTGCGCCGGGTCGATCACGCCACCGGCGACGGCCCGCGGCTTCCACATGCCCAGCCGTTCGAACGGGAACATCACTCCGAGGCCGGACGGGCGGCGCTCGTCCTCCACCGTCTCCGCGGCGATCCGAATGCCCAGCGCCGGATTGCACCGCCACGCCGTCTCCGGGTCGGAGACCAGCCGCCGGCACTCCGGCGTGTCCACCAGGTCCCCGGCGCCCCAGTCGAAGTGCGCCAGCCGCGGCGCACCGGTCTGGCCGTCCTCACGGAGCCCGTACACCCAGGCGTCTGGGCTGCGCGGTGGCGTCCCGAGGAACCAGACCTGCCAGTTCGGCATCGCCGAGACGGTCGGCAGGATCGCCGCCATCTGGTCCTCGTCCAGCTCCTGCGCCTCATCGAGGATGATCTTCGGTGAGCTGAAGCCACGCGTCGCCGTACCCGACCGGGTGTTGTACTGCAGCAGCCGGCCGTCGTACAGCTCGATCTGCTGCTCGCCGTTCGCCTTGCGGTAGCCGGCCTTGTCTGGCCGGTCCCCGTACGGCCGTACCAGCCGGTGCAGGTCCGGGGTGTTCCGGATCAGCCGCTCCATGCGCCGGTACGCCTTCGCCGAGGTGCGGTGCTCGTGTGCCGAGTGGACGATCTCCGACTCGTCGAACAGGAACAGCCAGGCCAGTTCCAGCGCCTCGATGACGCCGCCCTTGCCGTTCTGCCGCGGCACCCAGACGCTGACCTTCGGTGCCGTCCATGAGCCGTCGCCCGTCATGCCCAGGCCGTGCGTCAGCACGTAGCGCTGCCACTGGTCGAGCACCAGGCCGGTTCGGGCCGCCAGGTCGATGACCTCAGGCGCCGCCGACAGGTCGTACGGCGGGTAGTTACTGACCCGCGGCGTCTGCGAGCCGCGCCGCGCGTCGAGCACGGAGGTCGTCACGGAAGCTGCCTCCCGCCTGCGGTCCCGGCTCGGCCTTCCCGGCGCCTCCGCCGGCCTGGCGGAACTCGCCAAGCAGCTGCTTGAGCGCCACCTGCTGCTGCCGCGCCTCGGACAGCAGGTTGTTGATGACGACGTGGACGATCGAGCCGTCTTCGTTGAGCGAGTGGAACCGCATCCAGGCGTCCTCGTCGCCGCGCAGTTGCCGGTCGAGCCGGTCGAGCCGGTCCGCCGTTCTGCAGATCTCCTCCAGCAGCAGCCGCTGCGCCGGAGCGAGGTCGGTGCCGCCGAGAGCGTCCCAGGTGCGCTGGCCACGGACGCCGAGGTCGGGGGCCTGGTCACTCATGGTTGCCGCCTACATCCGGTGCGGGGAGAGAGACGAATTCAG